GAGCAAGTCTTTAGCAATTGGCAGGAATGCAATAGAGAAAACCGACAGCAAGGCGCTGATTATTGGCATGACTTTATGAGCAAACGTGCCAAGCGTGGTTATAAGGGCGCACAGGCTGTTGTTGATAAGATGAATAGATTGAAGTAACCAGTTTGCCCTCACTTGATTGTGCAGGGCATTTTTTATACCGACAAACGCTAGGGGGCGTTATGAATGATGATACGTCTAATGGCGTTATAGGAAGTCCGACAAAGCTGACGCCTGAGTTGATTAATAAGGCCGCTGAGTATCTAGTGGTCTTTAGAAGCGAGGGTGACTTAGTACCTACAATCGCAGGACTGTCTTGTTATCTAGGTATTTCAAGGTCATCAGTCTATAATTATAAAGATAAAAGTGCTGACTTTTTGGACATCTTAGAGAAAATTGAGGCCACGCAAGAGAAAATGCTTGTCAATGGCGGGCTATCAGGTGATTTTAATGCGCCTATTACTAAGATGATGATGACTAAGCATGGTTATAGTGACAAACAAGAAACAGAGGTGACTGGCAAAGGCGGTGCTGATCTATTCCCGTCTATTGTGGTGCGATATGAATGACGTTATTGTCGAGTTTCCAAGTAAGTTTGCAGCGTTCGATAAACCGTGTCGCTATAAGTTTGCTCGCGGTGGTCGAGGTAGTGGCAAGTCATGGTCGATTGCTAAGAAGCTACTTATCAGGGGCGGTGAAAAACCTACTCGCATTCTATGTACTCGTGAAGTGCAAAAATCAATCAAGCAGTCGGTCCACCAATTGCTCAAAGACCAAATAATTGCAATGGGTCTTGATAACTTTTATCAGGTGCTAGACACAGAGATACGCGGTAAGAATGGCACTCGCATTTACTTTAGTGGCCTGAGTGACATTACAGCAGACACTATCAAGTCGTTTGAAGGTGTTGATATATGCTGGATTGAAGAAGGGCAGGCAATAACAAAGAAGTCGCTTACTACTTTGGTGCCAACGATACGTGCTGAAAACTCAGAGATATGGGTGTCGTATAACCCACAGCTTGATACTGACCCGATTCATGAGCTTGCAAGCAGTGAGCGTGATGATGTAATCACGATTGATGTTAATTGGCATGATAATCCGTGGTTTCCTGATGTGCTGAATGACGAGCGACAAGAAGCAAAGAAGGCCATGTCCGTCGCTGAGTATGAGCACACATGGGAAGGTAGGTGTATGCCAGCCGTTGAGGGGGCGATTTACTTTGACCAGATAGCAGAATCAGAGGCAAAAGGGCGTATTACGCTACTACCTTATGACCCTATGCTAAAAGTCCACACAGTTTGGGATTTAGGTTTCAATGACAGCATGTTTATTATCTTTGTTCAAAAACTTGCATCAGAAATACGTATTATTGATGCAATCGAAGATAATAGACGCACACTGGTTGATTATGTGACCAACGATGTTGTACCTATGAATCTTAACTGGGGTGATGATTGGTTGCCACACGATGGCTTTGCTAAGCGTCACCAGTCAGGTAAGTCGGATGCTGATGTTATGCGAGCGTTAGGCCGCAAGGTTATGCAGACGCCAAATATGGAAGTCGAGGCGGGTATTAGGCGCAGCCGTGAGGTATTTCCCCGCGTTTACTTCAATAAAGAATCAGCAGGGGTTATGCGCTTAGTTGAGTGTTTAAAGCGTTATCGCAGACACGTAAGCAAAGCGACAGGCGAGCCAAGCCGACCAGTACATGACGAATACAGCCATGGTGCTGATGGCTTTCGCTATCTGTGCATTGTTGCTGACAAACTAACAAACAGCGACCAAGAAGAATACGACAAGCCATCACCAATCCCTATAGTCACTAATTATTGGTAATAAACTATGAGCAAGCAAAACGAAAAACTGCATGAGCGCTTGCTTGAGCGTATCGATGCAGACTATGAGCAATCGCATGACAACCAACGCCAGTCCTATGATGACCGGCGTTTTTGTTTTGTGGCAGGCGCACAGTGGGACGGTGATATTGGCAGACAGTTTGCAGGTCGTCCAAAGTTTGAGTTTAATAAGATTCAGCTTAGTGTTGTCCGTATCTATAACGAATGGGCTAAGAATCGCTTTACGGTAGAGTTTAGACCACAGAACGATGTTGCCGACAGTGACGCAGCTGATAACTTACAACAGCTATTTAGAGCCGATGAACGCGATAGTAATGCTGATGAAGCTTACTCTACTGCATTCATGGAGGGCATTAGTGGTGGTATCGGTGCAATCCTACTTGAGGCTAAGTACGATGATGAGGATGGTGACGATGACGAGTATCAACGTATTCGCATTAAGCCCATCTTTGAAGCTGATACGATGGTCTACTGGGATGCTAATGCGCGTCGTTACGACAAGGCAGATGCTAAGCACGTAACCATTGTTAGCTCAATGAGCAAGGCGCAGTTTGAATCTAAGTACAAAAAAGAGCCTGCCAGTTTTGACGACTTGCAAGGCTATCGATTTGATTGGCGTGATGGTGACAATGTACGAGTTGCTGAGCATTACGAGCTGACAGAAAAAAAAGTTGAAGTTACTAAGCTGTCACACCCTGAGGGCGGCGAGCCTATCAAGCTATATGCTGATGATGAAGATTACGATCAGCAATTAGACGATTACATGGCTCAAGGCTTTGAGATTGATTTTGTTAAAAAGGTCAAGCGCAAACAGGTCGAGGGTTATGTTTTAGACGGTGACGGCATTGTCGAGAAGCTAGGCGTCATTGCAGGTAAATATCTGCCGGTAGCGCCGTTCTATGGCAAGCGCATGTATGTTAGTGGTCGAGAGGTCACGCAAGGTCATGTTGGCTTATCTCGTGACGCTCAGATAGCATTTAACTTGAAAATGTCAGGGTTGATTGACTTAGCAAGCCGTCCGCAAGATGAGCTTCCAATCTTTACGCCTGCACAGATTAAAGGCCATGAGCAACAGTGGGCGAATAAAGAAGTCGCACGAGTACCATACCTAACAGTCAACCCGACTAAAGATGCAAACGGTCAGATGGTTGCAGTTGGCCCACAGTCATATACCAAAGCGCCAGTGATACCGCAAGCGATGGGTGCATTAATTGAGTCTAGCGGTGCGCTTATCGGCGAGCTAACAGGCAATCAGTCAAACGGTGAGCAGTTAGTAAGCAACGTATCAACCGAAGCCGTTGAAATGGTGCAAGACAAGGTTGATGCTCAGGCATATATCTATCTCGATAACTTTGCTAAGACTATCGCACATGTTGGCAGAATATGGCTATCAATGGCGCAAGACGTTTATGATGAAGAAAGCCGTGAAATGTCAGGTGTCACGCATGATGATACCGATAGTAAAGTCATTATCAATAAGCCTACTATCAAAGACGGCGCCCTTGCATACGAAAACGATATGCAGGACGGTAAATATAAAGTAACCGTTGATATTGGTGAGGCATTTAGCACACAGCGCGATAAGACAATCAAACGTCTGCTTAACTTGGTGCCAATGATACAAGACCCGCAGCAGCAAGCCGCACTACTCAATACTATCTTGTCAAATCAAGATGGCGAGGGTATGCATGACTTGAGCCGTTACGCTCGCAAAAACTTGATTAACATGGGGATTGTTGAGCCTGATGAGCAAGAAGCTAAAGAGATGGCAGAGGCTCAACAGGCAGCGCAGAATCAGCCGCCTAGTGCGCAAGACCAATACTTTGAGGCAGAGTCAGCTAAGGCACTTGCAGGTGCAGAGAAAGCGAAAGCTGACACGCAAAAGGTACTTGCTGAGGTTGACGAAACACGCGCTGATACGGCTAAGACTTTGTTCGAGATGCAGAGAGAGCAGCAGCAAACACAGCAGACCATGCAGGAAATGATGGTCATACTGCAAGCTATGCAGCAATCACAATTAGCGAATGAGCAGCAAATCAAACAGGAAGTCACACCGCCACCTGAACAGCCAATGCCTGATATGGGGCAGATGGAGCAGATGATGGGTGAAGGTATCCCACCAATGGAGGGTATGTGATGAGCGATGACATCAAGGCCACTTGCTTCGCATTGTTTTTCATGGCTTTGTTTGCATTGTTTTTATTTGCAAACGACCATAAACAGGGGTTATTGAATGAAGCTAATCCTACTACTTATTGCCGAGTACTTTTTAATACGAATGGACAAGAAAATCAAAGCTGATGACGAGAAGTTATCTAGCGAAAACGAGCCACTTTAACGAGTGGTTTTTTTATTGCCAAAAATTAACCAACAGCTACCAGATGCTATAAATCTGAGGAGATATAAACGTGAGTGAATTTGACGACAACCAAGACTATCAAGAAGATGCCGAGCAAGTCGATGACGAGCTGTTAGACGACGAGCAAGACATTGAAGATGGTCAAGACGATGAGCAAGATGCCGACGGTGAAGAATCCGAAAGCCAAGATGATAGCGCCGATGATGCGCTTGATTTTAGCTTTGATGATGACGGTGATAGCAGCGACCCTTTCAAAGGGCAAGAAGCGCCTGAGTGGGTGAAGAAAGTCCGAGAGGAAAACCGCGAGCTTAAGCGTCAATTAAAGCAGCGCGAATCACAGCAGTTTGAGCAGCAAGTGTTACGCGAGAAGCCAACGCTTGATGACCATGACTATGACAGTGACGCGTTTGAGCAAGACTACGCGCAGTGGCTACAAGAAAAGCAGCAGGTTGATGCGCAGGTACACGCCGAGCGGCAAAAGTACCAACAGTATCATGAACGCTATAAAGCCGATGTTGACGCGATTAAGGCAAAAGCACCTGATTATGACGAGGTAGAGCTATCCGTCGTTGATGTGCTGTCTGAGCAAAAACAAGGCTTACTGCAAATGCTAGTCGATAACCCTGCCAAAGTGGTTTACGCGCTTGGTAAAAACTCACCGGCACAACTGGAGCGATTGTCAAAACTTGATGACATTCAGTTTGCTAAACAAATCGTCTTAATGGAGATGCAAATGTCGTCCAAGACCAAATCACGCAACTCAAACAAGCCAAAGCCGAAAACGCATGAGCTAGAAGGTGCAGCAGGAGGGGCTGATACTCGACTGGCTAAGCTTGAAGCAGAGGCAGACCGTACAGGCGACCGCTCGAAAGTGGCTGCATACAAAAAACAATTGAAATCTAAGGGGTAGAACATGGCTGGATCAACTAAAAACCAGTTATTAAAGCAAGAGTTAGTAATGTTTGATGAAGTCATCGCTGACTTTGAAGAAACGTTAGTTTATACACGAATGGCAGAACGCTTTAACATTGGCGATGCCGCCGTATCAGCTCGCGCTAATGATACCGTATGGCGTCCAATGCCATTGCAAGTAGACAGCCAAGAAGGTTTAGACCAAACAGGTAACTTCTTAGGTCATACCGAAATGGCAGTACCAGTAACCGTTGACCGTGTGCGCTCAGTGCCAGGCACTATCAATAGCCGCGAATTGCGTGACCCTAGTGTGCTACGCCGTAAAGGTAACGCTGCTAAGCAAAAGCTCGCTAGTGATGTGAATGATGCACTGCGTCGTCAAGTGGCTTACTACGGTTCAATCGTTGATACTCGCGCAGGTGCAGCAACTGGCTTTGATGATGTGGCTTCACTTATGGCTAAGTTTGACGACCTAGGTGTGCCTGAAAATGACCGTATGGCAATCTACTCAAGCCGCGATATGGTGAAAATGGCCGCTGACCTAGCAAGCCGTCAAACGCTATCAGGCAAGACGCAGACAGCGTATGAAAAAGCCTATATCAACGAGATTGCAGGTTTTGACGTACATAAAGACGCATCAGGTATTTATCTGCCAGCCGCAACCGCAACAGGCGCAACGGTAACAGGTGCTAATCAGCGTCATATTCCGACTGCGACCAAGAAAAACCCAGCCACAGGTGACGAGCATAACGTTGACAACCGCTCAATGAAGCTGACCGTAGCTGCAACTGGTGGCGCGTTCGGCGTTGGTGATGCGTTCACGATTGCGGGTGTTTACGCCGTCAATATGAAAAACAAGCAGCAAACGCAAGAGCTTAAAACGTTCCGCGTTATTGGCGTTGATAGTGCAACTCAGATCGAAATTGTGCCAGCCATTGTTTGTGATGACGGTGCTAATCCTACTGGCGCAGAATCAGCGTACAAAAACGTATCAGCGACCCCAGCAGCAGGCGCAGCAATTACCCTGCTGAACAAGAACGCATCATACGCCAATAGTGCGTTTGTTAAAGGTGCGCTTGAGTTTATCCCGTCAACATTGGCGCTTGATGGTCAAGATGGTTGGGCGACCACTAAGGCGACGCTTGATAACGGCTTAACGGTTTACTATACCCGTCAAGGCGATATTAACGACCTATCGACTAAGTATCGTTGGGATATTGTGTTTGGTACTGCGTTGCTCAATCCTGAGATGGCCGGTATTCAGTTATTTAATCAAGCATAGGGGATAGATAAATGGCAGTTCCTACTTTTACAGCAGCAGAAATTACCGTTGATGGTGTGACAGGCTTATACCATTGCTCATTCACGGTATCAGGTACAACCGAGAAAGCGGAAGGGGTTGGTGATAACGAATACCAAGCTAAGCGTCATGCGGTCGTGACTTATCGCAAGGCCAATCCGCTTGCGTTTCTTGATATCCCTGCTTAGTAGTTAATTATTAGATTTATGGTTATATGTACTGGCTTCGGCCGGTGCATATTGCAATGGATTTAACCAACGGAGATGAAGAAATGGCAGACTTAAAAAACATATTTCAGCGAGAGTTTACACCAAGCGATAATGACGATAGCGATATCACGTTTGATTTTGGCGTTGCCATCAGAAAGCTAAAAGAGGGTTGCAAGGTCGCGAGAAAAGGTTGGAACGGCAACGGCATGTTTGTCTACTATGTGCCAGCAGCAAGCTATCCAATGCAGCGCAATAACCTGGAAACGATGGGCGGAATATTCCCTGATGACATGGTGCCATATCGCGAGTACCTAGCACTAAAGACTGCGCAAAACGATGTATCAACATGGGCACCTAGCGTATCAGATGCACTAGCAACCGACTGGCAACTACTAAAGTAAGGATAAAACAATGTCAAAGATTATGATTTATGCCCCGCTATCAGCCATCGGCGGTACGATTGAAAACGTATGGGGTTACGAGATGCGCGTCAAGTCGATTGATTCAAGCGATAAAGACGCCGTTGAGCAGGCTAAAGCGGACGGTTGGTCAAAAAAAGCGCAAGACGTTATCGATCAAGTAGAAGCCGAAAAGCTGCAAGCCGAAAACAAAGTTATGAAAGGTCAATTAGGCGACAGTAAGCGCGTCAAAGAGCTTGAAGAACAGTTATCGCAAGCATTGACCGAGATTGCAGGGCTTGAAGAAACCGTGACCGTACTGACCGATAAAGTCGAAGTGTACGAAAAGGCCAAAGATAAAAACGGTAACGGCAAGGTCGATTATGAAGAAATGACCAACGCCGAATTGCAAAAGCTACTTGACCAGCGAAAGGTTGAATACAACAAGCGCGATGGTAAAGATGCGCTAATCAAAGCAGCCAAAGATAGCGAGTAAATGCTATAATATCCCTATAAAACAGGGAGATATCATGGCTATTTTATACTCACTCATATTGATACTTTTGGTTGTCATAGCTTTCGCTATTAGATGGTGCTTATCGCTCAACAAGCAGAACACAGAAATAAGCGATATGCTAGCTGAGATTGACCATAAAGAATGGCTTACCAAAAGACGCGCTAATATGACGCAAGCACAGCGAGAAAGCGAGGACTTACATTTCAGTCAGCTACGCGCTATGCCACCAAGCGAGGTATTTAAGCCGAGAACAGGTAACAGTTTATCCAAAGACTTACTAGGCTTTGATTTACTATCTAAATAGCCAAGCGCAAAACAACAACCACCTTAACGGGTGGTTTTTTCATGGGGAAAGCAATGATTCTCAAACGCGACATAGTAGACCGAGCTTTCAAACTCTTATCCATGTCGGGGTTTGAATTAGACGACGGAGCAGAAGATGAGCAAGACATTCTGCAAGCGCTCGATGACATGATGGCAGAGCTGCAAACGGATAACTACGACTTTGGTTATCTTTTTGCCGAGGACGTTACCGAAAGCTATTTAGGCGATTTAGCAGGTATTAAGCGCGACGCCATTAGTGGCATTGCTCATAAGCTCGCATTACGCATCTGTAGCTTGTTTGGTAAGACGCCGCCAGTGTTGCTACTCAATCAAGCTGACGACGCCTATAACGCATTACTGACACGCTATCAAAAGATACCGCTAGTCACTGAACGCGAAGAAAACTGGTTTTATGGCGTGGGTAATAAGGTAAGGTGGTGGTGATATGCAAATCCCTATCGTAAACGGTATCTATACCGATGTAACGGCGGATTACCGCACATCATACCCGCTTAACTTGGTGCCAGTGCCAAAGCAGAACGGTATTGCTAACGGTTATCTACGCAAAGCAGATGGTATCGCTTTGTTTTGTGGTGCTGATAAAGGCGGTATTGATAGAGGTGGCATTAATTGGAATGGCGTTTGTTATCGTGTCATTGGCTCGACATTGTGGCGCATTAACGAGCAAGGGCAATGCACTTCTATCGGCACGGTATCAGGCAGCGAGCAATGCAGCTTTGCGTACTCGTTTGACCGATTAGGCGTATCAAGTGGTGGCAAACTTTACTATCTAAAAGAGGGCAATCTTGAGCAGGTCACTAATGCCAATCTTGGCACCGTGGTCGATGTCGAGTGGATTGATGGTTACTTTGTCACAACCGATGGTGAGTTTATTATCCAAACGGAATTAAACGACCCCACGCAAGTTAGCCCAACAAAGTATGGCTCAAGTGAAGCTGACCCTGATCCGATTATCGGCTTGATGAAAGTCCGCAATGAGCTTGTTGTCTTAAACCGCTATACCATCGAAGTGTTTAGCAATACAGGCAGCGCAGGCTTTGCTTTTGCCCGTGTCGATGGCGCAATGATGACCAAAGGTTTGATTAGTACGCAAGGCAAATGCCTGTTTGCTCAGTCGTTCGCGTTTGTTGGCAGTGGCAAGAATGAGCCTTGCAGCGTGTATCTTGGTGCTAATGGCGGTCTATCAAAGATTGCCACTCGTGAGATTGAGCGCATTATCTCAGAATATAGCGACGCGCAATTAGCAACCATTACGCTTGAAGCCAAAGAGCAGGAAATGCACCAGCACTTATATCTGCATCTGCCCGACAGAACACTAGTGTTTGACTTTGCAGCCACGCAAATCATGCAGCAACCGATATGGTTCGAGTTGTCATCGTCAACCAATGGCAAGGGCGCATATCGAGCAATTAATCATGTGTGGTGCTATAACAAGTGGATTGTCGGCGATAGATTTAACAGTAATGTGGGCGTACTCAGTAACAAGCTATCTAGCCATTATGGTGAGGCAGTTTGTTGGCAGATTGATACAACCTTTATTTACAACGGCGGTCAGTCCGGGCAAATCAAATCAATTGAGCTTGTCGGCTTAACTGGTCGCACCAATGATATGCCAGACCCAAAGGTTTTTTTGTCATGGACAAAGGACGGATTAACGTGGTCAAACGAAAGGCTGCATCGTCAAGGTATGCGTGGACAGTACAATAAGCGCATTATTTGGCTGCGAGCCATTGGCATATTTAGACAGGCGATAGGCTTGCGCTTTCGTGGCTGTGATGACTCATTAGCGAGCTTTACAGCGATTGAGGCAGACGTGGAGGCATACGGCAATGGCGGACAATAAGGTATATAAAATCCCGCGTAATATTTTGGCGGAAATGACCAATAACAATCAGCAAGCAATCGCGGCATTAGAAAACATAGAGATAACGACTGGTCGCACACCTCAGCAGATAGAGGAGTTATTGACAAGCATTGTTAGCCTTGGCGAGAAGGCAGAACAATCCGCCATAATCGCTACACAGTCAAGCGCAATCGCTCAGCAGCTACTAAGTGACCTTGTGCCACAATTAAACGCTGTGAGCGTACCACAAGCGCAATCAGACGCATTAAACGCGGTCAATGTATCAATCGGTCAAGACAACCACTTACAACCAGTCGGCAACCATCAAGACTGCCCCATTCAACTCATGCCAATTTAGGTGATATATGAAACTAATTAATAAACAGGCTGTCAATATCACGTTGGCAGCCGCAAGCAATAGTGTTTACCTGCCAAAAACTGACGCACAAATCAGAGCATTAACCATTCATAATCCGACCGCTGAACCTATCGACTTAACGATTGAAGTTAGTGGTAAATCAATGATTAAGAAAACCATTACAGCAGGCGCAACCGAGGTTATCAGCTCGCTATTTAATCAGCAATTGGTCAAAGATGAGCCATTAACCATGACAGGTGAAGGTGCTAACGTACTACTAACAGTTGTCGAAATAACGGAGTAGTTATGGCAGTCAAGCAGGTTAAATTCGCAGACTATCAGCATGAAATTGTGCCAATGATGATGGACATGCTGCATCTTGAGCCGCAAGCCGTTGATATACCTATTCAATACTATATCAACATTGATGAGGCAGGGGTATTAAAGCCGCTGCTATGGCTTGATGGCGATGTGATAAAAGGCGTTGCTTTGATGTTTGTCTCAACGTCCATGCGTAACGAAGCATTGCTTGATGCTCAAACTGATGTGTTATGGGTTAAGCCTGAATATCGCGGCAATAGCTCAGAGTTTATTGATGGCATACGCTCGCACTTAAAAGAGATGGGCGTTCATTACTGGTATGCAGCAAGCCGTGATAGCGCACCTATAGACAGCTTTCTAACTAAAAACAACTTTAAGCCACTAGAACGGCTATTCTATTGCGAGGTGTGACATGGGGTTTATTAAAAAAGGTTTTGACAGTATAACGGGTAAGACGGCGGCCAAAAACGCAAGTCAAGCGCAGCAGCAAGCGACCCAACAAGGCATGGAAGAACAGCGCCGCCAGTTTGACATCATGCAGCAGCTCATGAATCCTTATGTCCAAGCAGGGCAACAAGGGTTAAGCGGTCAGCAGGATTTACTTGGCTTAAACGGCTTTGATAAGCAGCAAGGCGCTATCGGCAATATTGAAAACAGTCCGTTCTTTAAATCTCAATACCAGCAAGCAGAAAACGCACTATTGCAAAATGCAGCGGCAACAGGTGGATTGCGCGGCGGTAACTTCCAAGAAGCACTGGCAGATAATCGCTCAAACATGCTATTCAATAACGTCAATCAGCAATTACAAAACCTTAGCGGCGTGGCTGGAAACGGACAGAGCGCAGCAGCAGGATTAGGCGGTAATGCCTTACAGTTCGGCAATAACATGGCGCAAGGTTATGCTGATATTGGTCAGGCTCAAGCAGGGTATCAGTTGGCTAAAGGTCAGATAAACTCAGGACTACTTAACTTTGGCTTAAAGGCTGGCGCAAGTTATTTAGGTGGAGGATTTTAAATGCAACTCGCACAAAGTTACTTACAAGGTCAGGCAGGTCCTTTCGATGGTGTGCTTGAGGCATACGGTCAAGGTCAGGTATTGCGCGAAAACAAAGATTTATTGCAAGCCAAGCAAGCAGAACAGGCGCGTAAGATTGCAGCGCAGCAAGCACTTGAAACGATTGACTGGAACGACAAAGGCGCTATCGCTAGAACGGTGGCACAGTTCCCTGAATACACCAAAGGCGCAAAAGACTACTACGATGCGCTGGAGCAGAAAGAGCAGCAGTCTATGCTCTATGATATGAGTACGTCTATATCGGCATTGAGCAGTGACCGACCTGATATTGCCGTCCAAAATATGCGCGATAAAGCAAATGCCTATCGTGACGCAGGCAATGAAGAAAAGGCAGAAGAATACTCGCAGATGGCTGAATGGATGGCACGTGAACCTAAAGCAGCTCAACGTGCGCTATTGATGCACTATGCTGTGCTAAGTCCTGAGAAGTCGGGGGCTAATCTTAAGGCATACGGTGAGGCAATTAGCCCGCAACGCAAAGAGGTTGATTCTGGGGATGCGATTTATAACTATCAAATCGACCCAGTGACAGGTGAGGTCGGCGGCGCTGAATGGATTGTTGATAAAAGTGCAACGCCTGATAACGTGCTTGATAATGAAACGTCACGGATTAACACCACTCAGACCAACATGGTGAGCGAGGGCAATAACATTCGCACCAATCAAACATCAGCAGACAACAATATCCGAACCAATACAGTTAGTGAGGGTAATAATATCCGCACCAACCAAACCAGCCGCGATAATAATATCACGAGCAATCAAACAAGCCGTTTGAACGCTCAAGATGCAAATGATCTTAAAAAGTATGGTATCGACGTTAACGCTAAAAATGCTGCGAATATCTTAGAGGCTAGACGACAAGATGCGGAGATAGCCGCCAAAAAAGGCAAACATCAAACGTTTGGTGGTCAGGTTTATGTTACTTACCCAGACGGTACGGCAACCCCCGCTTTAGATAGCAAGGGAAACCCTATCTATGACAACAAAGTCAACGTGGCAGCGCAAGGCAAAGTGCGAGAAGAAACGCAGCGTATTGAGAAGTTAAAAATCCTGATACCTGAGATTAAAACATTGCTAAATAACGCTACAGGTAGTCGCACAGGCGCAGCGATTGACGCTACAGCTAGAGCGTTTGGCAAGTCAACACAAGGCAATCAGACAACGGCGCAGCTTAAAACCTTATCCGGTCAGATGGTATCAATGATGCCGCGTATGGAAGGCCCGCAATCCGACAAAGACGTAGAAATGTATAAGGAGATGGCGGGTAACATTGGCGACCCAACCAAAACACGCGCCGAGCGTTTGGCAGCCCTTGAAACCATCGAGAAGATGAATAGTAAATATGAGGCGCTAAACAAGCGGTTAAACTCGCAAAGTAGCAGCCCGCAATCTCCTACCAGCACAAACAACGACACAAAGCGCAGCAGTTTATTCAACTAGAGGTGTGACAAATGGCAGCGTACAAAGGCAGTAGTTTATCGGACGGTACGCCGCTTAATGTGGCGGTTTACAAGGCTTATCGCAATGCAGGGCTGTCACACAGTCAGGCGTTGGCTGTAACGGCTGAGGTGGGGCGCGAGAATAGCTTTAATGCTGGTACATTATTCGGCAATCACACTGACCCCGCCGCCAGTAAAAACGGTAAGAAGATTCGCAATCTTGGTATGTTGTCATGGAATCAAGGGCGCGACAAAATGCTTGAGGGTTACTTGGTTAAAAATGGCGTCATGAAAAATGGCGTCATGGCTAAAAATCAAGCCAACCTTAATGCGCAGGCCGCTTTTAGTGTTCGAGAAATGAAAAGCCCGAGCTACGCAAGTAAGCTCAAAAACTTTTGGGGCAATCCTAACGCCAGTCCCGACACTTACGCTAGAGAGCTTGGCAAACACTACATTGCATGGGCTTATGGTCAAGATACTATCAAGGCACAAGGCGGTGGTCGTAAGGCATTTAACTGGAAGGCTAACGACAATAGGCGCAGAGGTTATTTAAATACCCTTAGCGGCATGTTAGGCGATAAGACCAATTACGCATCGCAACCACAGTTTGAGCGTCCACAGCGTATCTCTATTGCTGAATTACAGGCACAAGAGCAGCAGTTTGCACGACCTAATCGAGTGCCTACCAGTGAATTGCAAGCAATGGAACAATCTAGCGCGTTTGAACGCCCCGAGCGTGTGCCAATTTCGCAATTACAAGGCGCTGAGCAGCCATTGTTTGAACGTCCTGAGCGAATACCTATCTCACAACTTCAAGCGACTGAGCAAGCGCCTAGCGTGTTTGAGCGACCCGATAGAGTTCCTATTGCTGAATTGCAAACACAATTTGCGCGACCTGAGCGCGTACCGATTGAGCAATTACAGGCCAATAACGAATTAAACCCCATGCCTGAGCTTGAGCCTCAGCAAATTTAAGAGGTAGAAAAATGGCAGCCATTAAAAAAGAGCTGGTGACAAACTTAGTCAACGCATGGCAAAAACAAGCTAAATCACAAGGAAAAACGCTTGGCGGCCAAGAAATAATGATTAAGCTGCTAAAGCGTAAAGATAAGCTGGGGCAGAATATGCAAGCCCTAGTTGATAGTTATGTCGATGATGGCTCGCAAACGCCGCTTGAGGACGCTGCTAAGTTTTTTGGACTAAATGCCAGTCGTGCAAAAGGCAGCCGTGAAGCGGGTAGTGTTAAAACCAGTCCATCAGTGCTTGATACGGTTAAATCTCAAGCGGCAAGTGCAGCTATGGGCTTAGCTGATGCTGGCGCAGGTATCGTGCAGGGTAATAAATATGTCGCTGATAAAATCAATAGCGGCGTAAATAAAGTATTTGGCACCGACTTAGATACCACTGCTTATGACCGCTACAACAAAGAATACGCGCAAGCCAATGATGCGGTAGATGGCCTGCGTATCGCCGGTGGTCGTGGTGGTGGTGACTTTGTGCGCGGCGGTACTGAAATGGCGGCAACATTACCCGCTTATTTGTTAGGTGGCGGCGGTGCAACATTACCAATACGCGCAGGCCAACAAGGTTTGGTTGGTGCAGTGGTAGGCGGCGCACGATATGCAGAAGATGCAGACCAGCGCGGCAAGAATGTACTAGGTAGCGCCATTGGTAGCGCAGTAGGGCAAGCGGGCGGTGAGTATGTGGCGCGCGGTGTTGGCAAGGCGGCAACAAAACTAATCAATGCCAAAAAAGGCAACCTTGCACCGGCGTACAAAGAGATTGACGACTTAGGTAAGCAGTTTGATGTACCAACCACGGTTGGCGACATTAACCGTGGCGCATTTACCAAACGCGCAGAAGTGGCGCTTGAGCAAGTGCCAGTATTGGGTACAGGTGGAGTTCGTGAGGCTCAAAACATAGCGGCAGTAAAAGCGACCAATAGCGCGGCTGACGGCTTGAAATCCAAGATGATAGCCAAAGACTATGAGAAGTTGCCGCAAATCAAAGCGGCAGCGGCAGCAGGTGATAGAAATGCGGCTCGCGTCTTAAATATCGTTGAAACAGCAGGTGATGACGTAGGCAGAACATTGCAAGCAAGCGCAGAGGTGCGTGCGTTTAATGAGAGTAAAATTGCCTCACGCCTTTACGATAAAGTAGATGACGCTGTACGAGCGAGTGGTAATGACATTGTGACGCCTACAAAGTCAGTGGCCGCACTGGACGACGCAATACAAAAGCAAGCGGCATCACTAGCGCCTGATGACATCTTAACCAAAGAGCTTAGCGCTATATCAGAGCGTATCAACGACCCTAATATATCAAAGAGTTTTGCCAACATGCGCTTATTGCGATCACAACTAGGCGACTTAGCAGAAAAGTATGGTAGTCCGGTTAATGGCAATAAGGCGGCGGCTAAGATTTTTGGTGATGTGCGCCAAGCAGTTGACGACGATATAGCGGATTTTGCACTAAATTCAGGCAATCAAGCCATCAAGAAAGCATACAAACGTGCTGATAAGTTCTACAAAGATGCTATGAAGCGCAGTGACAAGGCTATTGCTAATGCCATGAAAAATAATAAGCCCGACGAGATTTACAATGCTTTTGTTAAAACAGGTAAGGGCGATAGGGCTAATAACTTTTACCAAGCGTTAGATGGTAAAGGTCAAGCCGCCATCCGCTATCAAATGGCGGAGGAAGCCATTAGTAAAGCCACTAATGAAAGCACAGGTAATTTTAGCCCTGCTAAGTTTGCAGGTGAGTTTGAACGCATGGCAGAGCCTTTTGATAAGATATTCAAAGGTGATGACAAAAAGCAGATGGACGGATTAGTCAAGCTTATGCGTCATATTGAGCGAGCTGGTCAATACAAAGAAAACCCACCAACAGGAAATAGGGTAATACCGTGGCTAGTGGCGGGGACTTCTGTGGTTGATCCAGCAATGGCGGTAAGAATTGTTGGCGGTTCTGTTTTTGCTAAAGCCATGCTTACTACTCGCGCAGGTAAAAATCTATTACTCGCAGCAAACAAACTACCTGAAACGCAGCAAGCAGCCCTTGATAATATACTTATGAACGCTGCCAAAGTTGCGGCGGCAAATGGTGCTAAAACAGGTCAGGAAGTATCTAATAGCGTAGCAGGTACAAAGGTAAGTGATGATAATAGCAAGGCGTTAACATCGTTTTAATTGCTAATAGCCATTCGTTTAGCTATAGTTAAAGAAAAACGAGGCTTGCTATGTTTATCAGTACCGCTATTCTATTTGTTGTTGCATGGTCTGCTTATTCTATTTGGGCTAAGTTGTGCGACATTGAGCAAATTTTACATAGAATTGACACAGAGACATCGCTATCGCTACAAAGTATTGAGCAGCGGATTGACCTATTAGATTCCACGCTTGACCGCATTGACGACAATACAGACCATAGCGTAAGAAGGCTGTAACCCTAAATACCCCAACACACCGCCCATTAAGGCGGTTTTTTATTGCCCACAATCCCGCCATGCGCGGGTATTTTTTTGCCTATTTTTTGGAGATTGACATGGCATTACGCACCCCTTTAAGTGTTACCCCACATTTATACATGGGCGATAGCACAGGTCGCCCGCTTGATAATGGCGTCGTTTATTTTGGAGAGCAAGACAAAGACCCTGAGTATTACCCTATCACGCTATATAGCGATGACGCGCTTACCTTGCCACTAGCGCAGCCGGTCCACACCAAAGGCGGTTATCTTTACGACAAAGGCGATATGGTAGAGCCTCACGCAAAGGAGGTTATTTATAGCGTAAAAGTGCTTGATAGCTACGGTCGCAAAGTTTTTTACAAAGGCGCAATGATGCGTAATAGCTGGAACGATGATGTTATTGACCGTATCAACGAAGGCTTAATACAAGCAGGAGAGGCCGCGCAAGTTGCTTTAGCTGCTGCATCAGCTAAAGTGACCGCCAATGCCGCAGATGCAGTGGCTAAAGTGACCGCCAATGCCGCAGATGCAGTGGCATCTGCTATCGAAGGTGTAGCTATTGACGCAAATTTAGTAACTGATGCACTTATTAAAACCGTACCACGCACAGGTATGATTCCACGTAACCAACAGTCCATCAACAATGATTCAATCACTGTCTTTGATTTCGGTGCTATTAGTGATGGTGGTTATCATCCGCTATCTGAGCGTTACGCCACATTAGCAGAAGCTCAAGAGCAATATCCACACGCTGAAGCTTTAACGGATAGTATAGACTGGTGTGCAGCACAGGCGTTTTTAAATGCTTGTCATACTACGCAATACGCTAATGCTGACATGACGATGAACGCAGCTATCAACAGAACATTAGAGTATAAAACATTAAGGTTCCATGCCACTAAAGTTATACATGGCGATGTGGTTCTTAAGGGGGTTAAAAATTACCCTATGGATTTCTTTATCATTTGGCAGGGAGCATACACACAGCACACGGGTAGCTTTGAATTTGAAGGTGTTTATTCACAGGAAGGTGGTGCGGAGTTAAGTCTTAACAGAACGTGTAAAAACGGCATGTTGTTAGGCGCTGAAACTATTATGCAGAGTGGTATCAATGGTGCTTCGGGTGCAAAAATAAATAGCGTAACTGCTGAAAAATTAAGTGGGTATGCTTTTATATTTGGTCAAAACTGCCACTTTGCAGAGGTCGGCTATGTACGTGCAGCACGTTGTGGTAGTGCAGATGCACAAAATGGATTGGGTAATGATAACTCAACTAGAAGCGCATGGTCTAATAAGATTGATGTTGGTCGCAGAGATTTGGGGGGCTATAGCCGCATCACTGTTGCCACATTACCTCACAAACAAACTGACTTACTAGAAGCTGAGATTCTGGAAGATAAGCTAGTAGTTATTAATGACGAGATATATGCGGTTAAAGCTGTGGATTATCAAGCAAAAACCATAGATATTCGCCCTGCTATTACTACCTCAGCTACATCAGGTAATTTAGTTTATGTTTATGGTGGCGGAGTAATGACAGTTGGTAACGATACTGCCAACACTGTAGTTGGCAGAATGAACGCCATTCTCTGCGGTATAGGTTTTAAGGCTTACGCTTTGTGGGCAACAGCCATACAGTCATTCACATCAGAGTACTGTGGTGTGGGTGTTGTCACATCAGCTTATGGCAGTATTAGTATGAGCAGCACAATAACCAACGGATATTTTGAAGCTAATCGCTTTGACACCTTGGATTTGTGGGCGCAGGATTACGCTAGCTTAGTTATTACTAACAGCATGGGCTTACAACCATCGAAAATGTTTAATCTTTTCACAGTAACATCAGACGCAGATTTACCTCGTTGGTCTTTTAGTGGTTATGGCGAAAGTACAGCGCAAGTTAAAATAGGTAATAAAAATTACTCTAGCGAAGCAAATAGAGGAGGCTATAATCTAACTGACTCTACTCAGATTAAGAATGTATTTAGTAACAACCCCACTATTACTATTAATACCGATGAGGATTTACGCAGACTTTACGGTAAAGAGTGTATGATATATTGTTTCCACGGAGGGAACGCAAGTGGAAATCCCCAAGGAATTATCACAATTAATGCTGGTACGGGGTTAGAATTCGTAGGTGGGTCGGTACAGATGACTATTGACGGGTCAGAGTACGATAGACCAATTTTAGTATCTGTAAATAAAATGGAAGGTAGATTATACATAGGTATTATCACCGCTAAAAAACCTGTACCGCCTGAAGCTGCTAAGGCAACATCAGGTGTTACAACTAACAGACCACAAGACGTACCAGCAGGTTATCAATACTTTGACACTACTCTAGGCAAGCCTGTCTACTACAAAGCCGATGGAGTTTGGGTCGATGCAACAGGTGTGGCAGTGTAGTGGTTAAGCGTCAATGCACCCATCTTAATTTTAAACACTGCAACTACTGCTAGTATTGTGCCTAATAACAATGCAACTACATAGCATTTTTATAACGAATAACAACCCTTTTAATTAAGGGTTGTTATTTAAATGTAGGATCAGAACAAGAATGATAATGTCAAACAGTTGCCAACTTCTTTGTTATAATCCTCAAAAAACAATATTTGGATTTAATCTTCATGAAAAAAAGGTTTGAGGCGCTGGATGCTTTTAGGGGTATATGCGCTATTTTTGTCGTTGTATTTCACATGAATTTAGTCGGTTCTATAACTGAGTTAGGCTTTTTTAGAGGCAGTGCAATATTTGTAGAGTTTTTCTTTGTGCTCAGCGGCTTTGTGTTAGCACACGGCTATGGCTTTAGAGAGGGTTTAGCTTTCAAACCATTTATGAAAGCACGGTTTTTCAGAATATATCCGCTGCATTTGTTTATGTTTTTAGTGTTTGTAGCTTTAGAGTTTAGTAAGGTTTTAGCGGCTAGATTTGGTGGTTTTAGTTTTGGCACTGAGCCGTTTACTAACTCTACTGCACCGAGTGAGATTATACCAAATTTGCTTTTAATACAGTCGTGGACGCCATTCACCGATCATTTAAGCTTTAACTACCCAGCATGGAGTATAAGCATAGAGTTTTATATGTATGTGCTTCTATTTTTCACGATAGTGTTATTTAAGTCATACAGATTGTTTTCTTGGTTTTTAATATCGCTAGCGGCATTTGTGCTTATATACTTTGGCTCTGATGTTGTTGTCGATACTGTATTGAGAGGGCTTTCTTGTTTCTTTGGTGGCTCGTTTGCTTATGTTATCTATCGTAAAATAGCAGATATAAATATACCATCAGTGCTAGGCAGTATTATTGAGTTTGCACTATTAGTAGCTATCATTTTAGCAGTGCAAACAAGCAATGAGTATCGACCAATATTTGCACCGTTGTTATTTATCGTGACTGTGCTGTTTTTCGCTTTCGAATCAGGTGTCGTATCAAAACTATTTAAAGTTAATTTGTTGCAATACGCTGGTAAGTTATCGTACTCAATATACATGACTCATGCTGCAATAATATTTTGTTTGATACCAATAGCGAGGGTGCTTAATAAATTAATAGGCGTTGATTTTGCTCCTGTAGCAAATGGTGCAAGAGTATTGGATTTTGGCAACAGTGTTATAAATAATTTATTTATATTGGTAATACTTATGTTAGTTGTCCTTGTCTCCCACTTTACTTACAAATACATAGAGCTAACAGGTCAGCAGTTAAATAAGAAGACTAAAAAAATACTTTCGGAGGAAGTAATCAAGTCTTGACAGTCAAAGTCTTGATTACCATTAATAATTTAACCAACCCCTTAATCGGGGTTTTTTATTATCTAAAATTTAGGAGAGACAATGCTTGAAATTAAATTTAAGCAGGTATGGTTGGCTTGTCTCATTGCTATAGCCGACAAAAACTAGCCACTCGAATGAGTGGTTTTTTTATGTTCAAAAATTAAGGAGGGTGTATGCCGCAAGTCAATTTAAAGCGGCTGATTTGGGCGTTTGTGCTAACCATAGCACTTGCTTACCCCGTGTCAGCTATTGCTGCAAATGCGGCGGAACAATTAGGCATGGGGCACTTGCAGCCGCCATTTACGCCAGAGTGGATAGGCGTTTGGGTGTTTGCAATCGGCGGTGGCATTGGTGCAGGCTTTATTCATATTGCCGAGGTCGATAAATACTTAAAGTATCCAACACTAGCAAAAGCGTTTCTCGGCACGTTTTGGGGCATGGCTATCAGCCTAGCCATTGATGCGCTTACTGATACGCCTATGGGCGCAATTATGCTGTTTACGATTGGGGCGTCAAGTTTTAGCGCGCCAATCTGTGCAGGTTTCATGGTTTATATCAGCAGCCAAAGGCGTCAAAACAGCATTTACGATTTAGGAAAAAATGCAGCTACCGACCGAATATTTGGTCGCAAAACCAGCAAGGGCAATAAAAATGAATCCGATTAACTATGACTTGATTGTTTGTATTGTCAGCTTATTCGCTGGCGTTTTTATGTTTATCAAAATAGGCGCTTTTAATCGTCGCAGCTATACGCCGTTGATTTTTGCGATGGTTATTGCAAGCGGGATCTTGTATTGGGCGGCATTACTGCTAGTCACTTATGCGGCTATCTATCACGTACCAGCATGGCTAGATATTCATAGTGAGTGGTTTGGCACATGGGGTTATACGGCAAGCCGTATCTTAAACGGCGTGTGTTGGCTATTAACGCTCGTGGCGATTAATTATTACTTGCCGCTGATACGCAGATGCAAACAAAAATAAACCTAGCCCCTTAATTAGGGCTTTTTTGGAGCTAAATAAATGAATTTTATCGTTAATAACTGGCAAAAAATGTGGCAATCACTGGCAGTCATCTTGCCGATTATCGTTGCTGTACTTTACGCGCTAATCAATAGCGTGGTCGATGCAAACTTGATACCGCTTGAGTGGTTGCCTATCGCCATGATTATCAGCGGCTATCTAGGTCGCATTATTAAACAGCCTAAATTGTGAGGTGAAGCATGACAGATTATAGCGCTAGAGCAATCGCTGCTACTAAGCGACTACAAAAACAGGTGGGCGTTAATGCAGACGGCTTATGGGGTGTTAGCTCGCAGCTCGCTATGTACTCACAAAGACGTAAACTGGCTTATGATTGGGATAAGTTGCGCTCGCACTTTGGACGGCTCAAGCAGTCTCAGGTTGATGGGTTTAACGCTGTATTAGATGCAATCAATGCGTATGGTAGTCCAGCAACTAAACCAGCTTACACGGCTTATATGCTTGCTACAGCATGGCATGAGACAGCAGCGACTATGCAGCCTATTGCTGAGTATGGCAAAGGGAAAGGTAGACCATATGGCAAGCGCATTGATGTCCACGGTGGTCGATACTCGGATAGCTTGCCTATCTATTATGGCAGGGGCTACGTCCAACTGACTTGGCTCACCAACTACGTCTTTATGAAAAACCGCTTAGGCGTGGATTTTGTGAACAATGCTGAGCTTGCGCTGGTGCCAAAACACGCAGCCGATATTATGATTACGGGTATGCTTGAGGGTAGCTTTACAGGCAAGTCACTATCTAAGTATATCAAGTATGGCTTATATAACGAGTTTATATCGGCTCGCAGAATCATTAACGGGACAGATAGAGATAAGTTGATCGCAGGTTATGCGGTTAATTTTCTTGATAGCTTGGTTGTAGTTTAGCCGCATTTAGCTATGTTTAGCTATGTTTAGCTGCTATAATAGCGATACCTTCCTGCAGGTAAACAAGATTTTGTTGTATACTAATAATGTAGTTTGTCTCTAAAGCCCATCCGAATTAACGAATGGGCTGTTTTTTTTGTGCCTAAAATTTGAGTTGTTTCCAAAATGGAAATAACTGAACTCACGAGGATTACTCGGTAGTTGGTCTAATCCCGTCTGAGTTGGTCTAATCACCATACATACTATTATATAATTCATCGGCTGTGGGGTTATAGTAGACGTTGAGCAATGTCTCTAGCTTAGTATGACCAGTTATCTTAGCTAACTGCTCAACGGGCAATCGCTTACTATTCACCATTCTACTAATAGCCTCATGGCGCGTGTCTCTAAACTGCAAATCATCGACTGTTTTGTTTAGATCAGCTTTGACGCGCTTCCAAGCAGACTTAAACGCATCCCTGTTAATCGGTATTAATGCGCCTTGCTCAGTTGGCAGACAGCTAAGCAATTTACGCATGGTCGGACTTAATGGCACGTTACGCGGCTTGTCTGTCTTGCTAGTTGGCAAATGCACATGGTTTGTATGTACGTCTAGCCAAGTCAAGCCTAATATCTCATTGCGCCTCATAGCTGATTCTAAACCCCATAAAAATGACCACGCCACATATTGACGCGATGTAGTAGGGGTAACGCCTAGTCGGTACTGGCACAACTCAAGCACAGCATCCACCTCATCGGCTGTAATGCGTCTAAACCTATCTTTGCCATCTGGCGGCTTATTAACGCTATGACAGGGGTTGGCATCAATGATAAACAAGTCTTTGACCGCATGAGTAAAGATACCTGACAGATAGCCAAGCTCACGCTTAACGGTTGCGCTTTTAACGAGCCTGAGCCTCATATCGCGGTATCTAGTCAAATCAAGCGCTGTCACATCAACCACCATCATCTGAGTAAGCCATGAGTGGTCACGGGGCAATACTCTCTGCATTATCACATCATAATCTTCACCCTTGCTGCCAGCTCGCACATTTGCATAATGCAAAGTCATCAACTCACGCACAGTAATACTGGTTTTGCGATGCGTCTTTAATTTTTCGCCAGCCGTGGCTTTGAGCTTTTGCTTAGCAGCCCATTGCAAACACTCTTTCTCGGTGTCAAAAGTCGCACTAGCTCGCTCACCGTCAATCATAATCGATATGCGATAAGCATCACCGCGCTTAATCGGTTTAGGTAGTTTCATGGTGTAATCTTGGTGTAAGTAATAACTCAAGATAGCTATATTATGCCAATTATGCAAGATATGACGCTAATTAAACCAACAATCAATAGGCACAAAAAAGCCGCTAACCTCGTAAGGCTGCGGCTTCATTGACTTGTAAACTGGTCGGAACGGCAGGATTTGAACCTGCGACCACTACACCCCCAGTGTAATTAACATTGTTGCTACTAAAGGGCTTGCGGTCGTTTGGTGTAAATTTGGCGTAAATCACTGGTTTTTACGTGGTCTGCCAGTCCGCTTTTTAACACCTGATAGCAACTCACAAGCTGCTACTCTATCATAAACTGCCTTGCCTGTTGTGCCTTGATTAATCAATTCTAATCGCTTGCGTATGGTCTCTTTGCTGATTGACTGATAACGCTCAGATAACCAAGAAACGTCAACATAGTTTGGCATGTCATTAGATATTGACACTACCTCACCACCTGCCAAGCTGCCACCGATGAAAATCTTAGGCGGCTGCTGTGAGCGTATTTTGATTGTGTATTCATTAGTCATCTGTCACCTCTCCTAATATCGTGCCGTCAAAACAAGCAAGGTTTTTTATCGGTGTTATACCCTCAATCGGATAAGCCTCGTTCAAATAATCACGCAAGCGGATAGCGTCATCATGCGGTAGCTCGATAGACGTATGGTTGCATTCGAATAAATCACCATTAGCTAGCGTTACTTTCGATGATGTTATATTTAGCACGTCATCAATTTTATAAGCTGCCATGTCCACCTTGCGCTTTACCGTGCTCAGTACCTTTCTGTATTGATAAATAAATGATCTATCACCCACAATCACTCTCCTTTACTATTTTGCATAGTGCTAATAAATGGCGTTAAATCAGGCTTGCTATAACCATCTGGCTTCATAATCTTGCCGTTTTCATCAAACTCAAAATTGCCGTCAACCATCTTGCTATTGTTTGAGCGTATGACCTCTTTTAATGCGCCCTCAATATCAAAGCCCATCATATAAGCTACACCAGTGGCGGTTACGATTTGGTCGCATAGTGCGTCTAGTAGCTCGATATGGTCTTTTGGCTGCATACTGTCAATCAACACAGACTCAACGATACCGTCAACGCTCAAATGCCTCATCTTGTACGTGTCGGCAATACTGCTCATCATTTGCGATGCTCGATGGTCATGACCCTGCATAGACTCCATCATCTCTGCCACTTCTTCATAATGACAGCCAACTTGGGTGCAAACGTCATTTTTTGTAGGCTCAGGCTTTGCAGCCTTAAACCAATTGCGAATATCGGTTATCGAGTCGGGCTTAACATACGGCTGCATCTTCTCGTTGTAGTGCTTCCAAGCCCATGCTTTGGCTTCGTCGATGGTTGCAAAGCCGGTGGCATAATCAAAATCAGCGCCTTTCTTGGAGTACCTAACTTTTATACCCTCACCATCCTTTAGGACAACATAATGATGTAACGGGCTTTCTGATATCGACACTGGCGCCAACATAGGGTCTTCATCTAAATCTTGCCAAACCAACGGCTGTAACGGTAAATTATTCATCACTTACTCCATATTTATTATGATAGTTTTCTGCCCATTGTTTAGCCGCTGCTACACTGTCGAAATCGCTTGATGGAAACTCCAGATAATCACCTCTTGCGCTATAAATCACACGATGACTATTACCTGTTGTCTCAATCCGATAGTTATGACTATCAGTGTTTGCCACATCATTTGTCGTCCAGTTTAGTTTTTGGGTCATTTATTATTATCCTTATCTGCTAACTTCTATTATTGCATCAGGGTATTTAATGCAAGCGTCTAAATAACTTTTAGTAAAATTTATCAATCCGTCAACATCGCCCCAGCCATTTTCGGGGTTCATCGCTTTCATTCTTTCATAGTTTAAATACATCATTCCAAGCGAACGTCTTAGGTTCTCGATATTGTCAGCAGCCCTAACCACTCCTACGCTTTCAGGTCGCCATAGGTAGTGATAAGCGCCCGCTACTTTTGCCATATCATTTACGTTGTGGGTTATATTGCCGCCCCACACGCAAAACTCAGTGTTACTATCATCACGTAACCATATATCTAGTGACATTTTTATTATCCTTCTAATTAAAATAGGGTGCCCGTATCGTGGGCGCTCGGCTTTGCCTTGACTGCTTTTTCAAAGCACATGCGATATGTCGAGTATCACACGTAAGGAGTGTCAATCGCGGCTGTAAGTGTTATTCGTCACGGCTTACGATAACGGCGTGTATTAGCTCCCACGCAGGATAAGCTTGTTAAAAAGGTATATTTTGGTCTACTACGGCATCTGCCATTGTTTGCGGCGCTTGGCTCATTTGATTATTAAAGCCTTGCTGTTGGTTGTTGTTCTGCTGTTGGTTGCCTTGCTGCTGATTGTTATAGCCGCCGTTTTGCTGCTGATGGTTGTTTGACGGTTGCTGATAGCCGTTATTCTGTTGGTTATCACTTCTACTGCCTTGCAATTTAATACTGTTGACGCGTATCTCTTTATACTGCTTACCGTCGTACTCACGCTCGCTCATTTCACCAATCACGGTTACTGGGTTGCCTTTTTTAAGATATTGCGCCAGTGCTGCACCTTGATTTCCCCATAGCGAGCAACTAAAGAACATCGTTTGCTTTTTATCGCCAAACCCCGTGTCTGCTGCTACTGAAAAGCCGCATACTTGTGAATTACCTGCTTGGCGTAGTTCTGCGTCTTTTGTTAAATTCCCTGCTACGATTGCTTCGATCATAATATTTCTCTCTTATTTACTTAGTGTAGTCACGCTTACAAGGTTTACCCTCTGAGCGCCATTTATTAATTAGATTGTTTAGGTCGGTCAAGATAGACTTAACCTCGTCTGCCATACCGTCATAGGCGTACATATCAAGCGTGTGGTAGTCTTTTATTTCTACCGTTTGACCGTATTCACGCACCGGCTTACATTCAAAAATCTGATAAGTAAACTGGCTCTTATTTCGCATGGTCAAGTAAGTGCGCCACTGCCAAGCATCAAAGTAGCGCTCAGGCTTATAACTGCCCGTTAGTTTATGGTCATAGACCGTGTAGGGCGTTTCAACATCAATCATGCCTACCAAGTCCACACCATCTATAAGCTGCATAACGTGCTTATTTTCACGCTCGTATGGCAGACCAAGGCAGATAACATGATTGTCATCTGAATTGAATAGAGCGTCTAAATTAAACGTAAAGCCGTCCATTTCAACAACGCTATGACTGTTGTTTGTCTGCTCTAAGTGCTTATGCCAAGCCGTCCCTGCTGCCATAGCAGGGTTTTGAGTAAAAGCACCATAGAAACGGTCATACAATTCATCTTCCGACATTTCGCTATCTAAGAAATACTGATAGCTATCAAGCCATGTGACTGATATGCGGTTATTCGACATTAGCCACCTCTGCTTCCTGCTCATTAGCAGGTTCAAATTCACCATCTTCTACCACTGGCTCAGGTTCGATAAAGCTATCGGACGGCTTGTCATAGATAAAACCTAGTGACTTGCTTCGGCTCATAACGCTTAACGCCATTTCCTTGTAGAGTGGGTGTGACTTGTTGAGGTCAGCTTTTAGCTCGTCAAGGTCGCTTGCAGTTTCTGCATCTAGCAAGTCATTACGCAAGTCATCAAGCTCTTTTTGCGCCTTGGCTGCTTCCGCTGATAAGCTGTTGATATGGTCTTTGGTGGCTTGAATGATATTGGCTAGCTGATTAGGTGCTTCCGTCATCGGTACGATTTGAACATTACCAATTCGTCCACTGTCTTTAGCCAAGTAAGTAGAGCTAGGCATAAAGTTGAGTACTTTAATATCACCGTTTTGGCTTTGTTGCGTGGTCATATAAGCCATCATGTCAGCTATTTTATAAGCCTCTTTTTTACTACCACCGACCATATCAGGGCGTTTGATTACGTTGTCACCGTCTTTATCCTCTGACGCATGAGCTAGCAATACAATGTCTTTGCCCATACCGCGTAGCATCTTGAGCCAGTCGGTAAAGATACTGCCTAACTTGCCGTAACCTTGCATTGATAACTGACCGCCTCGTGTGGTGTTTCGGCTATCAGTTTTTAGGCTATCGATTATCATATCTAGCGCTCGACCTGCTGTGTCGATAATGATAGTGTCGTAATTGGCTAAGTCTTGCGCTGTGAATGTTGCCACTTCTTGCCACTTTCCGATCTGTACCGTGTCTTTACGGTTGGACGCTCGATAAGCACCCTTGTCAAAGTCAAACAGGATAGGATTTTTAGCGGTGAACGCTAATGATGTTTTCCAGATACCAGGGTCGCCATAGATAAACATGATAATATTCTCGATGTTCAACGGCTGCATTGATGTAACGATATTAAGTGCCATGATTAAATTCCTTATTGTTTGATTTCAGTTTCAATAAATTCTAAGTAGTCGCCTTGAGCTTCGGTTTCTACCCATTCTCTGTATGCGTCTTGGCTATCCTCAAGCGACCTCTCAAAATCTCTGTCAACGTAAGCGTCACTATCTGATTGTTGCCACTGCCATTGGTGGTTCATAATCCTGCCTCCGCTGCGGTCAACGGTTCGCCTTGGTTGTTTATTGGCTTGGGGTTTAAATACCTAACACCTTTAGAGTAAAAATACCCGTTTTGAAAAGTGTCGATAATCACAACTTCTCTTATCGTGCCAACAACACACATAATGTAATTGTCGCCCCGTTCCAACATCGCCCTGCAAAGCTCACTACCCGTAAGCTCACTACTCAAATCAACCTCTGCCAACTCTTTTGCTATGTCACGCTCGATTAGCGAGTTTTGCCAGTTTGAGGCGTCGTGCTCACCAACATGGCGTCTAAACCCACCTAAAACACAAGCCCATTGAGCGTGGTCTAATCTTGGTTTTGTCTCGTAGTCGCACCGAGTGCCATCTGCATCAACCGCATCAAACCGCCACTTTTCATCTAGCCCGTCAAAGATACTTTGGTCTAGCTGCTTGAGCTGTGGTTTTGAGTTAATATCAATAACGTTCTTTTCGGACAGCTCTATCTTTAAATTAGTTAATTCAGTGGCTAGGTTGTATATATCTCGCTGCAATTGCTTTTTAGTTACCTTACTCATAATCTACCCCTTAATCCGTTTCAGGCTTTCATTCGCCGCTTTAATCTCTTTAGCCTTTGCCGACTGGTCGTAGTCATCGATATAACCATCGCTAGTCAATGGCACCCATTCGTTGCTTGCTAAGCCGTCAACCATCTTGTAAGCCTTGCCGTCGATTGCTTGATAAGTCACATCGTCGTCAATGTCAGCTTGATTATCCAAGTTGTCGTACTTGTGATTAATAATGACCGATTGCTTGCTGTCGTATTCTTTATCGACTGCCGGAGCTATTGCCCAAACATTAGCAGCGATGATTAACGCTGCTAGGGGAGTGATAATTTTCATGCTCATTTCGCCACCTCACTCTTTAGTACCAAGTCATATCGTTCAGGCAATATAGCCATCGGCTTATCTTGCGAGAGTGACGCTAAAACCATTTGCAGCATCATTTGTTGCTGCGCTGTCGTACCAATCTGCACTATGCGACCATCGGGCATTCGCTTGATTAAACCGATGTGCTCAACATCTTCTGCAAAACCGTGGTTTATGCTCATGCGCCTTCTCCTTCTTCAATCACGCGTTCAACTTCAAATTTCACTTGGCGCTTTAAGCGTCTAGTAACCTTGCTTCGCGCTTCCATACGTGTTGAGCCTAAGTGATACTCTACGCAATAGACGCCGTGGTCATAAAATGCTAATTCCCAAAGTTTCATTTCTGCGCTCCTTATGCGTATTGCCAATCTGAGTTAGTAAAGCCATATGTGCGTTGGTCGTAGTAATCAGGTTCGTACTCGTAGCACTCGATAGGGTTATCAGCTAGATACTTGTCAATAACCGTCTTAATCGGCTGCTCATGCTCGATAAGCATCACGTAGTCGTAGTCTTCGCTAATACCGTTTATCTCTTGGTAGCAATCACCTACGCTTAGTAGCTTGATGTTCTGTCGGCTGTCAGTCTCAAAGTAAATCTCAACTGATACATTGTTTGGCATTGCGATATAAACTGTGCCACTTGTGCCTGATTCGCTTAACTCGTGGTCAGCATTGCTATCTAGTTTAAAATTTGTCATAATGATTTCCTTGTTAGTAAGTAAGCCGCCACCGTTGTCCAGACATTGGCGGCTTTTTTGCGTCTGTTATTTGTCCTTAAAGACCTTTAGTTTTTTCATTAAGTCTTTATCTCTGCTGTTTTCGCTAGCCTCTTTGTCGTCTATAGCGATAGACGATTCCCAGACATTAGCTCTAAACTCAAGTGCGGTTAATATCGTATGTAAGTCGTACTGTGTAACCGCAATTCGTATTACTTTGTCTTTATCACTCATACCCTTATCTCCTAGTTAGTACGCAATAGCCGTCGATTAAAACGGCTATGATTTAATAGCTACTTACTTACCGCCAGCTCTACGGCTGTCACAGCAGCGTTATAACCACGTTCCCAGTCTTGCGGTAACGTGCGCTTGCCGTCATGTAGGGCTTGCAGTATCTTTTTAAGTTGAGCCTTTTCTGCTTGCTCGATGCGCTCTTTGGTTGAGATTCGCATCTTTGGCTCAGTCTTAACTTTAAAAATATTACTCATTTCTTTTTTTCGCTTTTCTTGACGCGCAATATCTTCTTTAATATTCATTTTTATTACCTTCATCGCGTTAAATAATCAGTGATTGGTGTGTTTTCCTAATCAGTACGTCCATTATAGGCATACCTTTATTATATGTCAACAGGCATACCGATATTTATTTAAAATAATATCAATTTACCATTATCAGCAGACGTAAAAAAGCCCACTCAAATGGTGGGCTTCTTGCTCTGTAAGGGTTTAGAGTATGCCAGCTTGCCAAACAATGCGACCTTGCACATCTACTTCGCTCATTGTATCAGCACTAATCTCAATATCAGGATAGCTAGATTTATCGGTATTATCTGAGCGCATAACCCATTTATCATATAGATTAACAAGGCGCTTAATGTATAGCTGACCATCAATGCAGATGATATAGATCTTAGTTGATTGTGGCTGTATAGCTGATTTATCGACCAGTAGCACCTGACCATCTTCGATAGTTGGTGACATAGAATCACCTTGAGCATAGATAGTCGCTAGGTTTTTGCTATCAACATTCATCGCATTAATCCAGTCGCGCTTAAAAGCCAAGCCACCCTTTACTGTTACATCGCCTATTAATGCACCACTGCCGCAGCTCCCTGCCACGTCGTACTGGTCAATCATCACATAGTCGTCATTACTTGCTCTTTGATTCTCGTTACCCACAACAACATAATCGCTCAACTTGTTACTGACAGCCATCTCTCCTTCGCCAGTAGCAAGCCATTCAGGGTTAACTTTAAACAAACTAGCCAAGTCAACAATACGCGAAGTGCTTTTGCTTAAGCCTCTCTCCAGCTCACTATAAGTAGACTGTTTCATATTAGAGATATTCTTTTCGATATCTTTTTGGGTTAATCCAGCGTTTTTTCTAGCGCGCTTCAATCTGTCTTTAAGTTCCATTGTCGCCTCCATCGGTTATAACTTTATATTATAGGCAGACCTATATTAATGCAATATATTTAATTAGCTTTGCTAGTTGACGTAATAAAGGTATACCTATATACTAAGCGAATAACAAATAGGAGTGGCTATGCAAAATATAGAAAGTCAGGTATTTGAACCGGCATACCGTTTGGTTAGATACTTTGGAACACAAGATAAGACAGCCGAGGCTCTAAATGTAAAGCAGGGCACGGTCAATGGCTGGGTAAATGGCAAGCACGGCATTAGCAGCCTAAATGCTCAAAAGGCTGAAAGATTGACCGGCGGTGAGATTAAGGCGTCTGAATTGTGCCCTGAATTACTAGAACTGGAGGAATACTGATGGAATTAATACTTAGTGATTTATTTAGCAGCAATGCAGCAACTATGACGAGTCTTGATATCGAAGTTGTCACTGGCAGTCATCACAGCAAAGTTAAACAAAGTATTGAAAGGCTTGCTGCTAGAGGCTTAATAGCATTACCCCCAATGGGCAACGTGCTAAAAGAGGCAAACAATAGAACCTACAAAACCGAAATTTATGTATTCAGTGGCGATAAAGCCAAGCGAGATAGTTTGATTGTGGTCGCTCAGTTATCACCCGAATTTACCGCCGATATTGTTGACCGCTGGATTTATTTAGAAAAGCAAAACCGGTCATTAACCAAGAAGCTTGAATATTGGCAAAGAAAAGAAATGGTCGATTATGCAGAGGGTTCTTTTCATGGCAGAGGTTTAGCTAAGCGTAAAGAAACCAAGAAGTTAAACCACGGCAAGATTGATGAAATATCAAATCAAATGCAGCCAGAGCTGGGGTTAAGACAATGAGCAACTACGACGAACGCGTGAACGATGAAGCAGACGAACACGCGCAGATGATGAACGAATGGCGCGAAGGATGGGACGACAAAACAGAGCTTACCTATACCACTCAAATATTTGGTTACGAAATCAAGGACGACAACAATGACTAACGAATATGACGCGATGCAAGGCTTGGCAAGTAGTAGCGCACAAGCAAAGCAAGAATATGTAGCAAGTCGAAATATCGTCACAATTTTTGAAGAAAGCGAGCGTAAGAAGCGTGTAAACGAAGCGTTTTGGCGCGGTGTGATGCGGTTTATTACTCAAATGACGGTAGTGCTGGTTGCCGCTTATATGTTTTTTAATTTTGTGTGAGGTAGGTATGCGAGCCAAGAACGCAGGAATCTATAAAACGCCACTAGCCAACGCACAGACTTACGCGAAACAGAGTGCAGATCAAGCCGCTATCGACGAATACATTGCACAGCATGGCACAAGAGAAGCGGTCAACACGGGAATTGTTTTCAGTTTTAACGGCAACAGTGGCAGAAAAAAGAGGGTTAAACGATGAAGGTTGTAGATAGAAGTACAGGCGCAGCAATTACAGAGAGTTACGCAAGAAAGCTAGAGATTGTTAAACGGAAACTTGAAGCAGGTTCAGTTATTGATAGGTCGGACATTATCGCAGCAGGAATAACAGAAAGCGGAACTCGCAACACGATCACCAAGTTAAAAAACTGTTATGACCTAGACATTTTAACGATTCAAAGAAGCAATATTTTAGTTGGTTGGATATTAGCAAGTGAGGTTTTATAGCAATGGATAAGCACCCTTTATACAGCAGAGTACAAAGAATCATAGTTAAAAGCGCGATCAATGGCTCAGTCGCTCATAGCAACTTTGCACGAATCAGAAATCAGCCCTCAGTACGCGCAATCTTGGCTGACATGGGTTACAACCCGAATTGCTCGATACGCCCGTTTATGTGGACGCATGAAAGCATCAAGCCAAAACAAAAGCGCGTTGTCTTATCGGTTAGACAGATATTCATGAAGAATATTGAAGCAGGTAATGAGGTTCGCGTTAAAGACGTTGAGCTGCCAAACGTCAAGATAATCGCAGCGATTAGCACACTTAGAGGTAGAGGTTTGAAAATCGAGGCGAATAGAGATGAGGACGGTAAAAAGATTGTCAGCTACCAACTTATCGATGAGCAATAAAAAACCCTAACGACTGGAATCATTAGGGCTTACAACTTAACTGGAGTATTACGAAATGCAAATCAGCAATCAAGTTATCCACAACCAAACTACCGACAACGGAGATTATGCCATGCAATTCCCAACTATTCAACAAAATACTGATTTACAGCAAGCGGTATCAGCGCGAGAGCTTCACGGGTTTTTAGAATTAACCGAGAGGTTTGCAAGCTGGTTTGAAAGAATGCTTGCTTACGGTTTTTCTGAATTTATTGATTTTGAGAAGTGTAAATCTTTTAACGCTTCTAATAGAGAGCTAGAAGACTACTTTGTCAGCATCGATATGGCAAAAGAAATATCAATGATCCAGCGTTCAGATAAAGGCAAGCAAGCGCGTCAATATTTCATTGAGTGTGAGCGCAGAGTGAAACAGCCAACAGCGCCAGTCATGCAGATACCGCAAACATTCGCAGAGGCTTTACAGCTTGCAGCCAACCAAGCGTTACAGATTGAGCAAGACGCACCAAAAGTTGCTCACTACGACAAGGTTGTTGACCGTCACACGCTACTGACAGCAACACAGGTCGGTCAAAAGATACATATGTCAGCCGTCAAGTTAAATCGCACACTCGATGAATTAGGCGTTTACAACCAAGCCCATAAGCGCGGTAGAGCCTTTCGACAGTGGTTTATTGATAAAGAGCTTGGCGAGATGAAACAAACAGACATGGGGCACTCACAGGCTTTATTCAGTCTAAAGGGTGAAGCATGGGTAATTGAGAGATTAGCAAGCGAGAGCGTCGCATAGGGGTACTTAATGGCCGCGCACAAAAAACGATTCACAGGGACACACGGGTTCACAGCTATGGATAACAGATTATTTTATCTGCAAGAGCAATTAACCCCCAATGCGTTCAGCTTGATAATCAGGCTGTATCGCATGACCGAGGGTTATGACGGCAAGCCAAAAGCACTAGCAAACGCTTACTTTCAGAAAACATGCAATATGAGCAAAAACACAGTTACAAAAGCATTAACTGAGCTTGAAGAAATGGGTTTGATTTATACAAAAAGACGGGCTAGAGCGTCAACTTTATACCTCATTAATTTGGAAAAGATGGACGATATATTTCAGGAAATACGGGAATCAATCATATCTGATTTTGATGATGAATCCCAAAATATGGGAAACATTGATAATGATGAATCCCAAAATATGACCCAGTGTTTCCCAAAATATGACCTACATGAATCCCAAAATATGGGCACTAATAAAGAAAACACTAAAGAAAACATTATTAAAGAAAACACTCTTAATGATGATGTGAAAAATGACGTGATTGAGTTTGATGAATTTTGGAATGCTTACGGTAAAAAAGTCGATACAGCTAAGTGCAAATCTAAGTGGTTAAAACTGACCCATGAGCAGCACACAGAAATCATGGCAAACGTCTTTGATTATGTAGCAGCTAACAGCGACAAGCAGTATCGGAAAAACCCACTTACTTACTTAAATGGTCAATGTTGGCTTGATGAGATTGTAGTACGACAGCCACAGCAAACAAATTATCAGGGGAATAACCATGCAAACCATCAATCAGCTAACCACAGCAATCAGCCAAAACAATCCAGCGCAGACGCATACGCAGCTAAGTACGCAGAACAGCGCAGACAACGTGATGAAGCAGCCAACACAGCAGCTACAGGATGCGATAGAGGTTACGTTTACGACATGGAAGCGCCTATTTAGAACAAAGATGCGTGATGAGGATTGGATGCCAGACACCGCAGAGATTTGGGCAATTGCATTAACCGATTTGAGAATCACAGGCAAAGAGCTTGCAGTGGCACAAAGAAAATCAATGTCACTTGAATGGCCACCAACAGCACCAGCGGATTTCTTGGCACTAGGACGGACAGAGACAGCGAGTAATTACCCTGACATGAAGCAAGCCTACTTAGCGGCAGCAAACGGCGATTACAAGCACGAGGTAGCACTTGAGACGGCAAAACGGGTCGGCTCATGGGAACTCAAGACACAACCTGAATCGGTCAGCTACAAATCATGGCAAAAGCATTACGTTGAGGTTTGCGAAGAACACAGCCAAGGCGCAGATTTCAAAGTACCGGAAACGCATCGAGTAGAACACAGCCACGCACCAGTACAAGCAGGTAGTGAGGCAGATAAGCGAATCAGTGAGAAATTAGCAGAACTACGGAGAATGGCGGTATGAGAACAATAACAATGCAAACAATCAAAGACGGCAAGCTATCAGGTGAGATTTTGGAGGACGGCAAGTATTGGCAGATAGCGCCATTTGAGTATGACGGCAAAGACCAAGAATCGGCATTGATGGATAGGTTGGACATTGTGCAGATTGAGGCGCAGATAGAAAAAGATATGGCAGGGAGTGAGCAAGCATGAGCCAAACAGCATTTAAACCAGTATTCCAAGGCTTTATGAAGTTGTACTTACATGACGACATACCGGAACGATTAGCAAATAGAGCGAGCTTTACGGGTCAATGGATAGCAGCAAAGCGTAAACGACTGATTAAGAAAGACCGTAAGTTTCAAGTGACGCTACACATCATGGACACGGACGGACACAAGCGCGGACTGCAAAGCATGGTTTTTAAGGACAGAGGCGGCAAGGGTGATTTGTCAAAGGTGATATTCGGGTTTGGCAATGATTTTGTTGATGAGCTGAGAGCAGGTGACGAGACATTGAAAGTAGATTTGGTTAACAGTTATGCGGTGGTTCGCGCATGAAGCAACTTAAAAATTATAACAATCAAAAACTGGTTTGGCGTGTTGACCAAGCCACCAAGTCAGGTCACAAGCTAGTTAGATACATGGATGGCACAAGCGAGACCATGACGGATATTAAGGTTAAGCAAATTATCAGAGAGGTTAAGTAATGGTTAAGTTCTCGCTAGATTATCCGCCATCGGTTAATAGCTACTGGAAACGTAATATCAACGGAGGCGTTAGGGTTAGCGCAAAAGGTGTGAAGTATAAGCACACGGTTAAGATGCTGCTACATGGACGTGACAAGCTCACAGGACGCTTGAAAGGTCGTTTTGTTGTCAATGTACCTGATAGACGACGCAGGGACTTAGACAACATTCTAAAGGCGTTATTGGACTCTATGCAAGGACACGTATTTTTAGATGACGAGCAGTTTGACGAAATAACGATAGTCAGGGGCGAAGTTGTCAAAGGTGGTCGAATCGATGTTGAGCTTTACGAGCTAAATCAGTAAGCAATCAAACAAAAACATAGCAAGGTGCGCTTTAAATCCCGTTTATATGCAAAGGGTGCTGAATGGGATTAAGTGGCTTAAAACGGAGATATGGGAATGAGTGATATTGAGATTGGTAGTGAGTGGATAGCCGAAAGCGAAAGTAAAAGTAGTGAGGTCTACACTGTAAAAAATGTAGCTTTAAATCCCGATGACGGAATGATTTACGTGCGATTAGACAAAATTTTTGAGGGCTGGGATCTTTTTTCAAAGAGCGACTTCCTTCGTAAATTCAAACTTAATCCAGACATGGTGAACAACCCACCACACTACAAAGATGCAAGCGGAGTTGAGTGCCCTGCTTGTTGGCAAGTAGTGAGTATTAATTTTATAGACAAAGAAGATCGTAGGTGTCGACTTTGCGTTAAGTCTGAGATGGAGCAAGGACGCAAAGATGATAGCGCAAAACGTCGTTATTCGTTACTACCAAAAGGCGTGGTCAATAGTGTGGTTGATGTACTGGAGTTTGGTAGCAAAAAATACGCTGATAATAATTGGCAAAAAGTACCTGATGCAAAGACGCGTTATTACGATGCAGCCATGAGGCATATAGATGCTTGGCTTAACGGTGACCTAAAAGATGCTGAGACAGGATTGCCGCATTTAGCCCATGCCATTTGTTGCTTGATGTTCTTGATGTGGTTTGACAGTGAGGCAGCCGATGACTGATTCAACGATGTTCTTGTTAACGATGTGCTTCCTTGCTTGGTTGGTCTTGAAGTGAATAACCGTGATTCAAAGCGGCTTGAACAGGTCCGGTCCTTACCATGTTGTGTTTGCGGTATAGGACCGCGCTCACAGGCGGCTCATTCAAACTTTAGTGAGCACGGAAAAGGTCGGTCCATCAAAGCACATGACAAATACACAATACCGTTATGCGATGCGGACCATAAGCGATTTGACCAGATGCTCATGGGTATGGACCGCAATCAATCGCTCGATTGGTTCAATAAAAAATTAGCTTTCATCGACGAGGTGCTGAATGACCAAAGCAAAGACGAAGCCCCTCTATTTTAGGATTGTAAATAATGAGGTGCGAGACCGATGTGTCAAAGCCTTGTTCATAGCTCAACAGAGCAGCGATGAGGTGCTTGAGGTAGTGATACAGCCCGAAAAGCGCAAACGGTCGCTAAGTCAAAACAGGCTCTATTGGCTGTGGGTTAATCAATGGAGCGAGCACTGGGGTTGGACAGAACAATACACGCACCACTTTTTCAAATATAAGTTTTTGGCAATCATATTTTACAGGGATGACGCGAAGTACGCTGAGGCTTGCGACGCGGTAAAGGTTATTAAATCGATTGACGAGGGGTTGTATAAATCGATAGCGGCAAACGTGGTCAGGCAGACCAGCACGACAGATGCGAACACAGCACAGATGACAGAGTATTTAGACAAAATCGAGCGTTACTGCTACTCAAAAGGCGTGATGTTAAAGATACCGGATGAATTACAGTGGATTAGGGGTTGAGTATGAGCGAGCTAAACGTGCAGCAATTATTGATTAACTTTGGGGCGTGGGTTCGCGATGATAAGAATGATTTAGGGTATGGCAATCCGTTTAATGCGATATTGGCAGCAGCACCACACTTGGCAGATGATGAGGAGGATTGCGAGCAGCCAGTGCAATTCAAAAACGCAAGCCACATGACAGACTTAGACGCGGCAGTGGTTGATACGGTGCTTATTCGGCTCGCTGAGCGTCATTACCACCTGTATGTACTGATTATGGCTCATTACGTCAGACAGTGGTCAGAACGCAAGATAGCGCGCAAGATGGTCATGTCACGTAATCAAGTAGGAAAAGACGTATGTAAGGCTGAGGGGGTGCTAGAGGGGTTATTAATGCGATTGTAGCTTGACAGTGGCTGCCACTATGCGGTAAGGTACTGATACGCTGAGCAGAAACCGTAAAGCGATTTACCAATAAAGCCGTAACGCCTATCGAAGAAGCGCAACCTTTACGGCTATTCTAATTCAGTGCAGACTCTAACGTAAAAAGAGAAAGCCTAATTGACTGGCAAAGCGCCCGATTAATACCGTAAGTTATAGCAGGTGGTGGAATAAGCAGGCACAAAGCGAAATAGACGTAGAAATCGGCTAGCCACTAGCGAATTGTAGATGAAGCTTTAGCGTTGAAGCAGTAGAGGTGTCAATCGATTGGCATACAACTCTAGGAATACGGTTAAACTCCGTGCGTCTACCCCAACATTACAGCCCTATCATTAACGTGATGGGGCTTTTTTTATGTCTACGATTTAGCAAGGGATTGCTAGCCATGTGTGAATTGAGCAATGAGCAAGTCTTTAGCAATTGGCAGGAATGCAATAGAGAAAACCGACAGCAAGGCGCTGATTATTGGCATGACTTTATGAGCAAACGTGCCAAGCGTGGTTATAAGGG